CGACGGTGTCGGCGTCTGAGGACGCCACCACCGAGGAAGACGGACATAATGCTGACGCCTCAGACGAGATGAATGAGAGTTCTGACAACAGTACGAACGAGAATGTCGCTCGTAGCTACAGTGCTTACATGATGCAAGACAATCCATACCGAGACAGCCGCCGTAAACTTACCCAGACGTCTGCGCCCGTCGTCACACAGACAGTAACTATGGAAGCGTACTCGACGCCCGACCCATTCAAGTCACAAGGTGTACGCTTTTCCGTACCGTTTCTCAAACTGGGGTAAGCGCATGTTCACATACACCTTCGTTATAATGGTCATTATACAAGCGGGGGTGTTTCAAGCCGCGCCGCCCATCTACGAAGACCTCACGCTCGAACAGTGCATCGAAATGGCGCAAATCTTCAACCAAGAACGCCAAGACAACGCACGTGCCGTCTGCGTACCCATGTGGAAACGCATGTCATAGGACGACCTTGACGAACTCCCTTTGTTAAACTTGGGGCATAATATTTAAGAGGTTGTCTTATGGAACCGATCACGACAGCCGTGGCCGCATTCAGTGCGATCAAGGCAGGTGTCTCAGCAGGTAAGGAGATAGCGTCTCTCGGTAAAGAAATCGGGAAGATGTTTGACGCCATCGACGACGTCAAAAACCAACACAACAAAAAGAAAAGCAGTCCGTTCCGCTCTGTAAACGAGGAAGCCCTCGACACATTCATGCAGAAGCAACAGGCGCAGGACATGGAAAACAACTTGCGCGAAATCATAGTACACACACGCGGTATCTCCGCATGGCAAGAACTCATACGTCTGCGCGGTCAAATCCGTGAAGAAAGAAAGGCCGCAGAACGTGCGGCCAAGAAACAGCGTCAGGAAACAATCGAGGCCATCGCACTTTCGGGTGCCGTTATCTTAGGCATTGTTCTCGTCTGTGGCCTTGTTGTCTGGGGTTACATGTATCGCAACAACATGCTCTAGTTTTTCTTTTCCCCTCGCTCCATGAAGTAAACAGCCCAATCTGCCAGATACTTGTCTGCTTTCGACCCAACTGTATACGTCCTGTCGACGTTGTCTGTGATGCGCAGGTAATCAAATATCTTGAGATACCTGCTCACCTGCGACTGCGTCAAACCAACGGCATCAGCTATCTGCTGTTGGCTTTGCCTTTGCTCGTTTGGTTGGCTGTGGAGGTGTTTTAGTATCTTCACTGCCACTGTCTTCTGGTTGTGCGTTAGCCTGTGCATCGTCTTCCTTGTCCTCAACTCTCATGATTGTCTGCGCTATCCATCCACTGTTGCTCAACGCATTCCTCATGAAGTCGAGGGACGTTGCCGCCCCACGCTTGTTGCGTACTGCGTCAGTAAAACCGACCTCAACGCCAACAAACTGTTCGTCTTGTTGCACGACATAAACGTCTGCGACCTTAATTAAATTAGGCTCTGCCATGTGGTTGCTCCTTGTCTAGGGTTACAAATCCATCATCGTCCATCTTAGCCGCATGCTTTTTCCCATGCTCTTGAACGTCGACTTTGATGTCCACCAACACATCAATGATGTCACTGGCGGTGTTCTTTGCGTACACGCTTGCAGTTCTGTTCTGCATAAGCTGACAAGTCTCGATCAGCTTCTCACAAAGAACATCTATCTCTCGGTAGTCCACATCTGTGAACGGCGGTTCAATCTTTCCAATAACGCTTAATTTCTGTTTCATTTCTCACTCCTCAATAACACTCTACAGGTGTCTTATAGACGATACAAGTAGTCTTTTGGTGTGCCATTGTGTGCAATACGCGTGACAACACACACCATGAATAATCGGCAGACGTTTCACGTGAAACACGTTGGGTGTCTGCCGCTAAACTTGAGGCTTGGAAGGGAGAAGAAATGGTGCTGCTGAGTGGGATTGAACCACCGACCTCTCCCTTACCAAGGGACACAGTTTACACTGCCCTCAAGTAACTTACGGAACCGTGTGTTCCGTCTGTGCCACCACCACCCAAGAGGTTGACGGTGTCACTCAAGTGATTTGGTGCCAGATGGCTGTACCTCATCACCATGGCCAGTGACGTATGACCAAGCAGGTCTGCCACCGCCCTCAAACTGGCACCTTTCTGCACCAGATGTGACGCAAACGTATGCCTACAGTCATGCGGCGTAAAATCTGCAATCCCTGCACGATCACATGCCGCTGTGAAGTAGTCATAGAACTTGCGTCTGTCCCACTGCGCCCCATTCGGGGCCGTGAAAACGTAGTCGCCTGTCGGCGAACCCATTGCACTCAACGCAATCGGTGTAAGCGGCACGCCTCTCACACGTTTCTTGCGCATCTTGCCCTTGTACGAAGTGAAGAATGCCTGTCTGTCCCTCACTTCTGGCCAAGTCAAAGCGAACGCCTCGCCAATCCGTGCGCCTGTATAAAACAGGAACGTCACCAGTCCCTTGATCTCAGGCGAACACGCCGCAATCAGGCGATCCCTCTCGTCCTCAGTCAGCCACCTGCTTCTGGCATCATCCACAGACGGACGCTTCAACGTAATGTCGGGCGCATCCAATCCAATCTCACGCGCATGTTTCAGCATGGCGTTGATCGTATTCATCTCACGCGCAACCGTACCTGCACTGTTCCCACGTCCTGTCACGTAGGAGTACAGGTCATTGGTCTTGAGCCGAGCCAACGGTGTCTTGCCTTGCAGTCTGGCCAGACGATTTAGGATGCTGACGTCTGTCTCCCCCGGCGGATTTGGCCGAGAGAGATATTGGTTGATTGCATCTTCGAGAGTTGCGGCATCGTTCTCGACTTCCGCAACCCCATTCATCGTGTCCAGAAGAATGCGGGACAAAGCGGCAGACGCGTATTGCTTCTGATGCTTCGTGTATCCCGTACTCTTACGCACACGAACCTTCACGCCATCTGGCTTCACGACTGTGCCGCATACCTGCCAGACATCGTTTCGTAGTCTTAGTTCAAGTGTCATCTTCCTCTCTCTCTACTCTGTACAGTCTTGCGAATGGATCGGGATGCACATAAGTCGCGTCCCAATCCTTCGGCAAGCCGCCAGTCATTGCCCGATAACTGTTGTCATCGAGGTCATTGAACACGTCCAACAAACGCACCACGATCTGCGCACGCGTACTCACTCCCAATTTCTTGGCTATGCCACGCACGTAAATCTTGGCTGTGTTCGGGCTGACGTTGAACCGCTCCGCAATCTCTGCGTTGTCGGCTCCTCTCAGCAACATTTGCAATGCCGCATGTTGCTTGGTTGTGAGTTGCGGCATCTGTGCTTGGTGGGCTTGTGTTCCCATTGGCGAGGGTTCGCCTTTTGTAGGTGCGTCGTGGGCTTTCGCCATCAGCGCACCAATTATTTGATCGAGCTTCCACTCGATCCGATCCAGTTGACTTTGCATTTTGTTCCTTGCTTGCTTTTATTGTTTTTGTTTCATAGACAAAGCAAGGGAACGGCGGTGCATGGTGCGGAGCAGACCATGAGGACGCATAATGCCCCCATCTGCTTCCGTTTCCATTTATCATCATGTTCTCCTCCATTTGTGTATAACACACTATACACCTTACGACGTAATCACTCACGCCGCAAGTGCATTTTCGAGGGCGGTCTCAATACCAGAGAAGTTGTCGGCGTCTGTCACATATGCGATGTTCTCGACTGCCAGACCGTTGATCAAGTCCATGTTCGCACCGTCCTGACGCTTGCCAACCCAGTAATGCTTGGGTGCTTTCGTGCCAACGATCACGAGGTTGCCTTCGGCCACGTCTCTTTGCACATCGTTCACCCAGTTGCCCTCAACGCGGAACATGCCCTTCTTCGTGGGGTCGATACGCTCCGCAGTCTTGATCCAGAACGGCTTGTAGGAACCCTTCCGCTTCTTCTTGCCACCCACTGGCTTAATATCGTCTGCATTCACGATGCCCTCTTCGAGTGCCTTCTCGCCAATGCGTAGGATTAGTTCTTTCTTCTCGTCTGTGGACATCACGTCCCAGAAAACCATCACGTTATCAATCGCGTTCATCACTTCGCTCCTTTGCTTTTCAATTCGTAGTCGTGAACAATCGTGCCGACCTCGGCACTGCCCACCCATTGCTCTGCAATCCACCGCGTAACCACGGTGCCATCCTTGCGTCTGTACCGACGCCAATGCCCACGTCTGA